TTAACATTCTGACCGTTGCGTTTAACCTCTTGAGCTTCCTGTTCGTGTTCCAACCCCACCATCTGTCGTTCCAGCTGCATGAACGATACCAAAGCGTCCGTAACATCCTTCAAACTTCCCATGGCGCGTTTGGGATCGTCACACCGTCGTGCCAAATGCAGGATGTCAAACATGATCTCCTGCGATTGCTGTACCTTCTCCAACTGTTTTAACCGGATCGTAGTCTTGTCCTTAACCACGCGCTGTTCAGTTTCATGCTGCGTTTTCTTTATCAGAAAATCGTCGTAAGCTACCGCTCGATCCGGCCAGTTATACTCTTTTGACCAGTTACGCCACGCTGCGTTCGGGTTCTTGCCCGGATGCAGTACCCTGAACGCTGATGCCAGTGACCGGAACTCACCCACATCCAAATAAACCAAAAACGCCTGATACGCTTCCAGACTCTCTTCCGGTACCCTGTCCCAAATCCTGTTAACCAGAAAATCGTCCAGCGTTTGTCTCTTAGCCAGTTCCTTGACACTCATTCTTCCATGTACCTTCGCCAGTCGTCCAGCACAATGAAACACGGCGTGCCTTCACCTACCCAAGCACCTTCAATATTGAAATCAAAATATTCTACCGCTTCCTCTTCCGACATGCCGCCACTAACCAACGTCCCAATAACTTTTTTGTAATCATAACATAAAACCGGCGATTGACCAAATCTTGTCACCACCCCAACAATAGCTTCATCGTGACCGTCAACCATCATCATATCCATCAACCTCAACCCCCTACCATCTTAACATCACTGAAATCCAGTACCCGCTGATGTACCACCCCGAACAAAGGGAATTCCAACTGTTCCGCACATCCAAGACCCAAATAGTTCGCCCGCTCTTCCGGAAAATTCAACAAGGCCAGAAAATGCTTGTCATTCCCCAACCCCCTCGGCGCACCAAATATCCGGTACAGTTCACGGTCATAAGCCAACCCGGCTTCCTTGGCCGTGTCATAAGTACCCAGATACTTGTTGCATAACCTCGCTATCCAGCGGTACCGACCCGAATGCGTCTTCTTTGCCGTCACGCCACGGTACCCTTCACCGTTATAGTCCGAATTAATACCGTTCAAACTGGGATCTGCCGGCCGTAAATTACCGTACCGGTTATCCGTATCGTCACGGTTAATGTGATCCAGAAGTTTGGGTACGTCACCGTAATGATAAGCCGATGATGACTTGTAGAGCCATACCAACCGATGTATCAACAAGTTTCTACCCAAGAGCTGGGTAGCGTAAACACCCGAACCGCCGCGTTGCCGGTACCCCACAGGATCACCCATCTTCCTGCCTCCGCCCCGAACACCTTCCAAATAAACCAGCGGCCTAGATTTGTCCAGCTCCAAATACCCGTATTTCCGATGCAATACCCCTTTAGTAATCTCTTCGTCCCGCGCCTTCTCACCAGTATGCACGATCAACTCCTTCCGCTCTTTCTTTACGCCATAACTCCTCGTCCGAAGGGACTCTCGCACGCCGATCAAGACCCGCGTGATCCACCTTCTCCGATTCATAGACCCGCTGACCCTCGATATCTATCTCGTTCAGCTGCCTGACAAGTTCCAATACCTTTTCCGTTCGACGACGATCAAAAAACTTGGCCTTCCAACCACATAAACTTATCAAATCCAAAACCAAGTCGCCTAATCCCGCCATTTACCTAGCCGTCACCATCCAGTAACGATTTCTCGTAAGTTTCCAAGTCGCGTCGAAACCAACCTCGCCAGAACCCGTTCTGACTCGTACGCGTACGACCCCACGTATCCTGATTGTCCGGATCAGCTTCCCTCTTCCTGATATAATCTCCTACCTTGATACCGTACTTGCTGCCAGCAAACACATTGTTGGCATGAAACAGTACCCGTTCCCCAAAGTAATCCAAAGCCGTTAAATCTGCACGTTCCAAAGCAGCAAATGTTCCTCGTCCCGCAACACCATCAACATCAATCCATCTCTCCACATTATTAGGATGCATCTTAGTATTAACTGCCATCTGAAGAATCATATCACTTCCACGCTTACCAGCATTAACCTGCATATCACCATATTGCATCTGTACTGGTGGTGGATACCGATCAAGGTTCATCTTATCCCACAAATCTTTATAGAAATCCAGTGCATGTTGACGGGTCATCTCACGCATATCCTGTTCACTGGCTTCTCTTCCAAGAAAGTCACTGAAACTCTTTTGCGTGATACCCATATTCGTCTGACCACCCTTATCGTTAGGATCGTCCACGTATCCTCCTTCGTGTTCCAAGACCATCTCTACCCATGCCTCAAATCTAGCCATGTCTTCTCCTTTATTTCCTTCTATTACGTTTTTTTGTTTCCAATAAACATATCAATGGTGCTGCCAGTAGATATGAAACATTAAGTCCATACATAACTGATATAAGACCTATTGCAATCTTTGGCCCAATAGAGCTTACATCATCCAAACTTCCTAACATTGAAACCAAACCAATCATAAACCCTAAACAACCATATCCAATTGCACATGTCCTAACTGTTTTCCAAAAGGCAATAGCAGTTTCAAGTGTTTCGGTATCTACATTTTTCCATATAGCAGAAAATGATAATAGAAAAGATCCTCTGTATGCTACTAACAAAGTACCGACAGTAGGAACAATAACAATAAATCCTGATGGTGCATCTAGGAACTGTGCTACCCCGCCCGACATCACCATGCCCGCTACTATCGGCATAATGATCAGAAACAAATATTTAATAAAAGCCATCTCACCCCTCCTACCTAACCGGCAATAAAGAATATTATCACTAAATACATCAGAACCACAGCTAGTATAGCAGCTGAAAAAAATATAACCAGCGTCCTCATTACATCAAAAAGCATAACCACCCATCCATCTAAGTAACGTCACCATCCCCATCGAAGCTAAAATAATGATGATAGCAGATGTAAGCATAATCAGCAACCACCAACCTAACCCATCATTCATCCGTTATTTAACCCCCCACCGAAACCCCTTCCTTCCTTCCCTCATCAGAATAATAAACCTTCATCAACTCCTGCGCCTTTACCCCAAACACAATTATCTCTTCCTTCAACTCTTCATAAACAGAAAGAATCTCGTCCGTACCCGCAGAACCATCATGATAAAGCTGTACCTTCTCAAGCGTACCGTCAAGGTTTAACACTATCTTCAAATGATTGGTTTCCTTCAAATGCGGATCTATTACTAACCTCATCTCCCCTCTCTCACCTCACAAGAGCTTAATACCTACCATAAATCCAATTGCCGCCTTATTTCCCCCGCCAAGTAATCATCACCCTCGTCCACACCCTCATCCCCATCCTCACTGCCGTCCAGAATCAAGTCCGTCATCGGCCTCAAAATCCATGCCGGACACAAATAACACGGCCGCTCCTTAAACGGTGATACCTGATCCTCCCACTTGCCCTCGCGTTTGCCGTTCTTGCCCGTTATCCAACCGCAAATCTCCAGTTCCGGTAACCCATGCAACCTCACTAACACATATTTCCAGTCGTTCCGGTCTTCCGGATGCAATATCAAACTTCCTCGCGGAGCTAAAGTCGATCTCACCACAATGTCATCACCAACCTCCGCCGTGCCCTTGTAATCTTTCCTGAAACCTCGCCAATCTAAACCCAAAACTACCGAAACTCCCAGTCCCGCCATGCAGCCCCTTACCGAAACCTCACCGTCGTCCCCGCTATACCCATGCGATTCAGCCACCCCCAACCCACGGTTCATCCCGTGTCTCTCCATGCCAACTTCCCTCGCACGCAACAACTGATCCTCCGATAACGTTAACCTGACTATCGACATAACCTATAACCCCCCAACCACCTCAATCAAGATCAAATAACTCCAACTGCTCACTCACCCGACGTTTCTTCTTCCTGCCATTGCCCGATGGCACCCTCTTCCTTATACTTATACTGTCTCCCTTACCCACACTCTTTAATCGGTCATCATTATATATTCGTTCAACTAACTCTATACTTACACTAGCCTCTTTCACACCATACTCGAAATCATGATATAACCTGCCCACATGATACGTACCGTCATTCTCCATCACTCCCGCTTTCTGTAACGCATCCAAAATAAGTTTCTGGCCCGCACTCGCCTGATTGTCCGGATCTATCCTCCTCGTCCTATTACTCCACACAAAATAAAAATCTACCGGGTAACCAACAACCTTGTCCAATCTCGTCCTAAACAATCTCGTTAACGCTAACTCTACCGCCTTCTTTACCTTGCCACGCTCATGAAAATGACTCCCAAACATCTGGTTCAATGTCGGTAACCGATACACGTCATGATTAAACTCCACACGCTGTACCCTGCCACACGCACGCCTCGATGATAAACCACGCTCAGGTAAATATAATTCCATATACCTTCAACCCTCCAAGTTACCGGGGGGTACCCCTCCTCTTACCCTTCACCATACTCCTGTCACGCAACGCATGTCCACGCCTCCTCTTCTTGCCCGTCACAGATTTCCAAGTCCATGACCTTCTCCCTAACTCCACATCCAACCCCTCTGACCGGATATAAGCCACTAACCTCTTCTCACTCATACCCAAATCCTTGGCTATCTGATCCACACACCCCCCATACCTCATCATCACAACTATCGTCTCACGATACACAGCCGGATTGGCCTCAACCATGTCCTTACCCCATTTACCCATAACCTATCACCATATCCCTCCCCATCCAACCAGTATCCACCATAGCACAAAACATCCCCCAATGTCAAGCACACTCACCAAACGCATCCCCCCATCCCACACTCCCCACACGCACAGAAACTCTCCGTACACGTACCCCCCGTCCATAAGC